CCAGCATGGCGGGGTCGAGGGTGGTCAGCTGGAGGGGGCGACCGGGGCATTGGTCGCCGGCAGCGCGCCGCTGGCGTGCCACGCCTGCAGATCGGCCGCCGTGCCGATCCACACCGAGCGGTCGACTGGGCCCACGATGCCGGCGACGCGGCCGGCCGGGGTGTATTGGTGGAAATCATAGGGCCGCGCCGCGCCGCGCCACTCGGATGCGCGGCCGGGCGGCAGACGGGGCGCAAGCTCGACCAGGGTCGAATAGCGCCCCGGCATGTTGCCGCGCGGGTATGCCGGCAGCATCAAGGGCCAGCGCGACAGATCCGGGCTTGCCTGCGCCAGCTGCGCGTACCCGTAATAGATCAGCGGATCGCGTTTGGCGCAGTCGGCGACCGCCCGGCCAAGAGTGACCACGGAAGCGGCTGTCGCCACGCTTTCCCAATCGATCATCGCCGGTTGTCCCGCCGCGAAATCGGTCACGTCGAGGAAATGGTCTGCCTGGTCGTCGGCTTCCGCGGTGTCGACAAAGTGGTAGGGCACGGCCAACACGCCGGCCTTGATGGCGCCACTCCGATTGCGCTCGAACGCCGGATCGACAAAAGCCGCGCCCTGCGTCGCCTTGATGAACGCGAGGGCGATCCCGGCGCTCGCCACCGCCGGCCAATCGATCGCACCGTTGTGATGCGACACGTCGATGACGCCATCGAAAACGACGGCGGGGAGCATGCACTCAGTCATGGCTATTTCCGATCCTGCTTCTGGACGAGTTCGGTGCGCAGGTCGCCGATCCCCTGCATGACGCGGGCGACCGCGGCGCGCATTTCGACCTGAAACAGCCGGTCATCGCTGCGGCGCTCGTCGAGCAGACGCTCGGCGACGGTGAGGCGCGCCTCGTGCCCGGCCAGAACGACGCGGAACTCGGCGCGCTGAACCTCGATGTCGGCGCGCAGGCTCAGATAGCCGGCCAGAAGACCGCCGCCGACCGTGCTGACGACAACAACCGCCTGCACCAGATGGCCGAGATGGATGTCGGGCGTAAAATGCGGATTTATCATCGCTCCAAGCCCGCCCGAATCGAGGCCCGAGGCATCCGGCCCCTCTTCTTGCGTTACACTCGTTACGGGAAGTGTTTCAGGGTGCGTCACAGGGTGCCGGTGAGCGTCCAGGCGAGGTTGGCGAGGGTCGCGTCTGACGAGGCGGGCGCAATGACGGTCAGCACATCGCCGCCGGCGAAGCTGGTGGCCGTGCCCATCGTAAAGGTCGCGCTCGTCGCGCCGGCGGCGAAGTCCATCGTGCCGACCGCCGACCCGTTCTTGTCGATGTTGAAGGTGGCGGCTGCGGTGGCCGCGGTGCCGGCAGTCCCAAAGCTGCCGGTCAGCCCGGCCGGGAAGGTGGCGGGCGTCGCAAAGATAAAGCGCTCGATCACCTGGCTGGCGCCGGGACTGCCCGCCGAGGAGCCGGAAACATAGGCCGGAGCCACGACCGCGCCGGAGCCGGTCAGGGTGTAGCTGGTCGGCGTCAGTCCCGACAAATCCTGCAGCGCCTGCCCGAAGATGTTGAAGCCCGGCAGTTTCACGTGGATCGTCTGGCCGGCGAAGCTCGCCGGATAGCGGTAGCGGAACAGCGAGGGGTCGCTCGGGCCGAAGCGCGCGAAATTGGCGCCGCTCGAATGGGCGCCGATCGGCGTGCCGTACACCCCGCGGCGCAGATAGGTCAGGTCGTATTTGTGGGCAGCGGTCAGCGTCGCGGTCTGATAGCTGACCAGTTCGCCGTCGCAATAGCACAGCGTGACGAAATTATCGGCGTCGGCCGTCGTCCCCGACAGCATCTGCCCCTGGCTCTCGGAGAGATCGACCGACAGCGTATTCGTGGTGTCGGGGTCGGCATGGTTCGCCAGCGTCGCGCTCAGCACCCCCTGGCGGCCGCCGCGATAGAGCGTGCCGGCCATCGCATAGGTGCTGCCGTCGCTCGACACCCAGATTTGGCAACCGCCCCAGTTCGTGCCGCCCGAGGCGATCAGCCACACTTCGAGGGCGCCCCCCGACAGCGCCGGCGGCGGCTCGAAGATGATCGGCGGATTGCTGTCGCCGGGATCGACCAGCGTGTCGATTCCGGACCCGGCGCTCGACTGGCGCGGATATAAGGTCGCGGTGCCGACCCCGATCGGGGTGATGGTTCCAGTCATTCAGAGATCCGAGGTCAGAGGTCAGAGGCTAACAAACCCGGCCGCAGACAGTGCGCAATCATTCGGCTCAAATCACTGGTGTCCGCCTCGAAGGTCTTTCGCATTGACCCCACGGCTTTCCTCGATCTCTGATCTTTGATCTCTGGCTCACGGGATTTCCTCGGCGGAGACGGTCAGCTCGCCGTTGTCGTCCTCGTCGATCTGGGTGATGCGCACCGCGGCACCGGCGAGGCCCAGGGCCGTGTCGGTCAACAATACGATGTCCATCGGTTCCAGTAGCGAATAGCGCCAGCCGAGCTTGAACTTGTAGGTGTTGCGGACATAGGCCGTGCGCTGCAGCATCAGCTGTGCCGCGACCGTCGCGCTCGTCGGGTTGGTGAATTCGTGCAGCTGGATCGGCGGCGAGCTTCTGAGGCCGTACTGGTCGATGAGGCCCTGGTCGAACACCGGGATGATCTGCGGGTTGTAGCTGTTGGCGCGGTCCATGTACTCGGCGCTGAGCCAGCTGGTCGCCTGCGCCGGGTCGCTGCGGGTCAGCTGCACCGGGTCGCTGCCGCCGCCGAAATCGAGAAAATCAGAGTCGCCAAGGCTGTATTGCCAGGTCAGATCCGGCGTCCAGGTGGCGTCGTTGGCGCTGAGCGCCGCGTCGCCATAGGGGATGATCTTCAACAGGCTGCCCGACCATACCACTGCCGCGGCAGTGAGCTGGACGATCTCTTCGAGCCAGCGCGCGCAGGGCTGCTGGCGGTCGAGCAGCAGCGACATCGCGAGCTGCGCCGCCTGGCAGTAATTGCCCCAATCGGCGAGGCTGCCGGCGCTGTCGAGATGGGCCAATGGAAAGCCGGCGCCGTAGCGCGGATTGGTCAGGAGATCGGCGACGATGTGGTCCGGGCGCGCGTCGAACGGATAGCTCGGCCCGGCGGTGCCGGTCTCGATCCCGCCGATCTCGAACGAGATGTTGGGAAGCGCCGGGGAACTCCCGAGCTGCATCGGCGTGCCGGTGACGTAAGCGGTGCCGGAGTACCCGATGACCGGCGTGTTCGGGTCGGTACTGGCGAACACCGGATCGGATGCCTGCCCGTCACTGCCGCCATACCCGTTGAGCCCGACCGCGCCGAGCCCGATCGCGATGCCGCCATTCGCCCAGATCCGCAGATTGCCGGATTCGGTCGGCCCGGTGAACGACACCGGACCCTGGCACAGCCCAAAGGCGACATTGACCGAATAGCTCTGGTTCGAGCCTTTCTTGCCGGCCGAGCTGCCGAGCCCCTTGCCGCCCTTGCCGCCGCCGCCCGATCCCTTGAACCCCCAATCCTCGATCAGATTGACCGAAACCCGGCAGGTGCCATAGCACAAGAAAACCGGGCTGCCCGCCTGGCTTGTATTGTAGCGCAGCGAGTTGATCGCGGGCCGGCCGAAGGCGTTGACGAACGGGGTCGGCCCGCCGCCCTTTCCCGATGCATGGATTGCGTCAGGCATCGCCTGTCCCGAACGGCGAGAAAAACCGCAAATCGCGCTCCTTGAGCGGGTAGAGCGTGGCGTCACCCCAGACCACGCCGATGCTCCAATAGGCATGGATCAGGCGGGGCCACTGGGCGACGATCGAGCCGTGCGAAAAGGTCCGGCCGAAGCGGAACAGCGCAATGTCGCCCGGGAGGGGCGGCCCCGCGATCGGCCGCGCATAGTCCAGCAGGCCATCCAGATAGCGCTCGGCGTCACGGTGCAGGTGCCAGTCGGGTACGTAGAACGGCGGGTCGATGTGGCCGGCGACACCGGCGCGCTCGTAGACCTCGGCCAAGAGCATCAGGCAATCGACGCCGGCTCCCTTGACCCGCGCGGCGTGGTGGAACGGCGTGCCGATCCAGCTTTCGGCTTCGGCGACGACCGCTGCCCTCATGCCCGATTCACGATCTCCGATCCCTGGTTCCCCTGTCATGCCGCGGCCTCCGGCGGCGGGATGTACGGGAAACCGCCATGGCGAGCGAGGTTGTTGAACAGGTTCTGGCAGGCGTTCGTGGTGTGGTCGCAGCCCGGCAGCACGGTGAAGGTGTCGCCCACGGCAATCGGGAACAGAAACGGCTTGAACAGGCCGATCTGCGACCCGTTACCGAGATTGGCGATGGTGCGGCTGTAGCCGGTATTGGCGCCCGTCGCGCCGATGATGGTGCCTTGGGCGAAAACCGCGGCTACGGCGGCGCCGGCATTGATCAGCCCCTGGTTGGTGCCGCTCGCGGCAGTGACCGTACCGGCGCCGTTGCCGGTCGCGACACCGGCCGCGTTCTTGCCGGCGACCCGGTCATAGCCGCACATCGCATCGCCGAAGACATGGCCGCAACTCGCCTGGTAGAGCCGCCGCGGCATCTGCTGGATCGCCAGGAGGTTCATCAGCGACTTCACCTTGATCTCGATCCTGGCGCGGCCGACATCGCTGTCGGCGACTCGGCCATAAAACCACAGAAGCGCGCCGAGGCTGGTGTCGAGCACGCCGGATCCGGCCGCTTGCGGCGGTGAGAACAAGCGGTCGAGCTCGACCGTGGCGCCGTCGAACAGCCCAAGCCGCACCGCCTCGGCGAAAGGGAACGTGCCGACGAGGTCGCTGGCGCCGGCGAACACCTCGATTTCGAGTTCGGCCGGCGCGACGCCGATCCGCGTGGTGACCTTGGAACGCCCGAAGCGCGGACCGAGCGCGAACTCGGCATAGGACGCTGTACTGTAATTGAGGCTGCCGCTCGGAAATTCGGTGCCCAAAATACTCAAGGCTGTCGTCCACCCGGAGTAGCGCAGCACTTCGCCGCTCGCCAGCGCAAAGGTGTAGAGATCGGCGATGACGACAGTGTCATGCGCTGCGAGATAGGCCGCCAAGGCCGCGGAGCACGGTCTCATGGCAAGGCCGACTGCAACTTGATCTGCTTCAACTGCCAGAGCTGGTACATGAAATTCTCGAACTCGGCGGTGTCATCGGCAAACCGGACACGGAAGCGATAGGTGAAGTCGGCGGTAATGGATTGACCGGTCGGCGGCGGCGCGGTGAACGTCACCAGACCGGTATCACCATCGACCGCGTAGCCGGCCGGGCTCTGCAGCACGCCATTGAAGAAGATGCCGCTTACCGTGTTGGGCCCGATCATCGGCTCGGCGCAGCCACCCATGCTGCGCACCAGCTGAAAGACTCGCGTGCTGGAGTTGCCGGTGCCGATCGGCTGCGCGGTGACGGTGTCGTCGGTCGGGTCGTCAAACAGGAAAGGCTGGAACGCCCCCTGCTGTTGCAGAAAGAAACCGGCGAGTATGCGCAATTCATCATAACCGGCACCGAGCCCGCCCGCCCCGCGGGTATCCCATTTGTCGCGCAGCAGCGAATAGTTGAGGGTCCAGGTCCAGATCGGATAGGGCTGGTCGAGGATGCGCAACTCGCGCCCGTTGACGGCGCGCTGAATGCGGGTGGCGAAGCGCGGCGCCTTCGTCACCGACCAGGCGAGGCCGGGCAGGGTGGGAAAGATCTCGGTCATTCGAGCCCGCCGTCAGATCGTTCGCGGGGTCAGCGCGTTGGAACGCAGCATGTTGCGCACGACCCCGGGATTGCGCGCCATCAGCCCGGTAAACCAGCGCTCGACGGCCGGGCCGTCGGAGGGCCCGTGAAAATGGAGGTGCATGTCAGCGCCGGAACCGCCTTGCGCGATCATGCCCTGCAAGCCCTCGCTGAGCGGCGCCGGCAACACCATCTCGCGGGCATGGAGGAGTGCCGGTGTCGTGCCGGGAAAGTTCGGCAAGGCCCAGCCGCGCGCCGCCGAGGGCACGATGCCGCCGCCCTTGAAGGCGAAGAGGGTGCCGAGCATGCCGAGCAGACTGAACCCGCCCGCCGCCGACCCGAGCTCGGCCGTGCCGCCGGCGAGCGCGGCGGCACCCCCGAGAGCGCCGGCGCCGCCCGCGGCGGCGGAAACCCCGAGCCCGGCGGTCATCGCGCCGAGCGCGGCGGTGTTGGCGGCCAGCGCGGCGATGTTCGCCGCCCCGGCGGCGGCCCCGCCGAGCTCCTGGGGGGCGCCCGATATCCACCGGCTGGCGGCATTACCGAGTACGTCGCCCACTCCCTCGCCGGCGGCGGGGCCGGCGAGCCCGAGCAGCGATGAAAGCGGCCCCGCGGCGGCGCGCGACAGCGTCGTTTGGGCCATGGCGATAAACCCGCGCTCAACCGATTGCGCGACGCCGAGCGCCGCCGTGCGAAAGCTCAGCGTGCCTTCGACCAGGCCGATGACCGCCGAACGCCAGCCCGCGCCGATTGCGTCGAAGGCCTGCCGGTAGGGCTGTGCCATCCGGTCGGACTCGCGGCGGGCGGACTCGGCGAAGCGCCGCTGGTCCTGCGCAAGCTGGGCCTCGTAGCGCCCGCTCAATTCGACAAGTTCGCCGTAGCTCTCGGATTTCTCGGCGAGGGTCGCCGCATCGCCGGCCAGCACCCGATCGAAGTGGACGCGCTCCTGCTCACTGCGCTGGGCGGCGTATTCGATGTCGAAGCCGATCGCCTGGCGCAGCGAGAGCGCGCGCTCGGCAACCATCCGCTGCATGTCGGCGCGGAACGCGGCGAGGGCGGCGGCACCGCTCGACTGGACCGTGGCGCCGGCATCGACAAAGGCGTTCTTCAACCGGGCAACCGGTTCGGCCGCGCCGGTCACCGCCTGCTTCAGCGTGTTGAGCGCCGATATC